TGCTGTATCAATCTGCGCTATAGGTAGTGCCGCTTCCATAGCAGCTTGTGTGATAGCCATACCTGCTATAGATGATGAAGATAAACCACGTTGAGCCATAGCCGCATTAGCTGTTCTCATAGCCCCTGCAGCCCAAGAAGGTGTTCTCTCTCCCTCAAAGTCTTTCATTAAGTCGCCTAGTTCATCTCGTACAGATGCAGCGTCACTTTTAGCTAATTCGGTTTCTACCTGTGACATGTCTACAGCAGAGCCATCTACTAGTTGATCTGGTGCTACCTGTAAGTCACTAGGAGCCTGTACTGTTTGTGCCTGAGCTTGCTGTGCAGCTTGTAACTGTAAAGCTGCTGCAGTCATAGGGTCCATTAGTTCAGGATCAACAATAGAATTTGGATTGACCTGTCCTTGTGCAGCTAAGTAGTTTTGTAAAGCTTGCTCTAAGTCACCTCTTGATTGTGCAGCTTGCATTTGCGCTGGTGTTAAAGCGTTGGGCGATGCTGCTGTAGATGCTTGTCCTGCTGTTGTTACCTGTCCTTGTGTAGCTTGTCCTGCTTGGCCTGTACCTTGTGGTATAAGGGCTGCTGGTCCACCATCTGCAGCTACAACGTTTGCTCTAGTTACCATAGCAGTAGGGTCACTACCTATTTGCTGTGTTAGTAAAGAACCGCTTGGCATTGTATTAGCTCTATTCACAGTGCTACCACCAGTCGTGCCACCAGTCGTAGTTGTACCACCTGTTGTAACACCTGCATTTGTCATACCCGGCATACTTACTACTCCTGATTGTGGAGCAGATGTAGGTGCTACTGATGGAGTGTTGTAAACTGGAGGTGCTGGGGCAGGGGCAGGGGCAGGGGAACGTGTAGGAGAACTTGCTGGCCTACCAAATATATCTTTACCTAATGAATCACTAGGGAGAGCAATTCCTTGAGCCATTCGCTTCTTTGTTGCCTCTGTCCTATCTCTATAGTCTTGAGTTTGCGTAGATGGATTAGCTGCCATTTTTATGTCACTAAAAAGCTTACCCAAAAAAGCACCAACAGGCTTACCCTCAACCATCTGTCTAGCTGCCATAGTGTACTTACCCATCTTGGCTGCTGCTGCAGGGTTAGCTGCTAGGAACAAGTTAATAGACTTTTGATCCGTAGGTCCATTATAGCCCAACGCTGGTAGTATTTTCTTCTGTATTGTTTCAGGCTTAAACCCTACAAATTTCTGAGCCATATTTTATTTCCCTATTTGCATCCACAATGATGCGGCAATGAATGTTATGATTGCTACGGTTGACATTTTAACTATGGTTGACCAGACACCTTTACGTGTATCACGCCATGCTTCTAGTAAGTTACGCATCTCTGATATATCTTTACGAGCATCATCATCATGTAGTCCTACTTCACGTAAAGCTGCTGTAGCTCCACGCTTGGCTGCACGATCTAGCATATCTTCTAATTCTTCAGGTGTCAAACTCTAATTTCCTTATGACATTGTTAAGTAAGTGTGAGCGTACAGATAACCTGTTCCACCATTAGTAGACCCAGTAGCCACAGTAATGTCTGATCCAGTATCCATATATCTTACAAAAATGTCAGAATGTGAGACACCAACTCCACCTGTTCCTGCAAAGTGTGCGCTTCTTGAATAGTCAGATGTTGAAGGACTAGTAGAAAGGGCAACCCCACTATAATTTGGATGTGATGTGGAAGCATTACCACCATAATAAGCTTTCGAAGCTATAGCAATAGCTGAACCTCCTGCACTTCCTGCATTTATTGTATGATTAAAGGAGTTTTCTCCATTTCCTCCACTCCAATAATTATCTCTTTCTGCTCTAATCTCAACATCATTATGTGTTACGCTTGTTGCATTAGCAATAAACCTATGTAAGACATAAGTAATAGTATTATTTGAAGACCCTCCTCCATTTGCTATTGAGTAAGAGTTTTCATTAGTTGCGTTTACTCTTCTGTAAAGTAAACGATTTGTGTGCCAAGTTGCACCGCTAGGTTGCCATTCGTAATCAACATCTATTGCTGTACTCCAGCTTCCTGAAAATGATGGTTCATTAGATGGACTAAGTGAGGTCACACCTGTCTCCATTAAATTAGACGATAAAATTTGTAATACTAAAATGTCTCCAACAGCTACACTACTTAATGCGATTGTTCCAGAAGCATTGTCACCTGTTAAGTCAGTAGTTGCAGTTGAATCATATGCAGGAGTTATACTACTACTTCCATAGTATTGTTGTATGTTTTGGCTTCCTTGATTACTTACACCAATTAATCCACGGATATCTGAATCATTTAGTGAGCAGATTGTACCACTAGTACCACCAACCTCTACGTGTAGTTGGTTAAGCGATATAGCACCTGATGACTGTAATCCCATTTATCTTACCTTTGTCATGGGGCGTCTGTTCTAAGTTGAAGAAACATATTAGCATAAACAAACCCACCGCCATAGGACGTCCCTGCACCCCTTGCATCGTGAGTTCTATCAGTGTAATTACCTGAAGCTGGCTTATCTTCTTTCTTAGCATAGTATTGAAGACCATAAGTGTGTCCTGTTGCAGTACCTGCGTAGTTAGTTGTGGGTCTACCTGTAGCACTTCCTATAATAGCACTTACATCTCCTGCTGTATCAAAGGTCATGTCAAAAGCTGATTGCCCACCATAAGTGTTAATAGTTCTGTCACCACCTTTTACAACTAATGCAATTACACCTTCAACATTAGCATTGGTGTGTAGATTAGCATTAGCAACCTGCATAGTTTGACTGCCAGAAATAACCTGACCATTTGTTCTGCCAATACTACTACTATATTCACCTAAAGCGTTTCTTCCACCTTGGGCATAGCTTACAAGAGCTACCTGTTGGACAGCTTCTGTTGAATATTTGATCATAACAAGTTGTGCATTTTTTGTTGGAGTTTCCGTATCGTTTGGATTCCAAGTAAAACTATTTGCAGTATTAGGTCCACAAACTATTGTTTGTACACTTAATAGCCAAAATTCTTTATGAGGAAACCACATTGAATAAGGGTCAACCATTCGTAGGTTATGTCTTGTATTGTCTACACCTGTGCCTTGACCCGGACTAGTAATCATAGGATAAGCACTGTAGTAAGGATCACTTTGATGTTGGGATGAAGACTTGCCTGATGCATTATAGTTAAGTACTATGATAACGTCATGGTCACTAACACCACCAGTAAATGAAAGTGTCTGAGAAGAATTACTACTAATATTGTCTGCAGTTATTACTTCATCAAAAGAAATTGATTCTGAAGATTGTCCAAAATACTGGTTTATATTCTGTGAACCAGCAGCAGATACACCTATAATATCACGGATATCAGCGTCATTTAGAGAACACAGAGTACCACTAGTTCCTCCTGCTTCTACATGGAGTTGGTTAAGAGATAGAGAGTTTCCTGATGCAGGTAGAGCCACTATGCACTTCCGTAAGCTGTTACGTTATCTTCTACAGTTAAAGCACCTGCAGAACTTAATTTAAATCTATCAGTACCGTTGTACTTAAACTTTAAGTCTGTGCCTGATTGATATATTACCCAACCTGAACCAGCGCCAAGGTCTATTTCACCTCCTACAGTTAAGTCATCTCCTACAGTCAAGTCATCTGTTACAGAAACATCTTCCGCATAAACTGTTCCACCGTAGTACCCATCTTTCCAACGTAATCCTGTTTTACCATTGTCTATCAAACCATTTACTTTTGGAAATACTGCACCAGACTCTACTTCCAACTCATTTGATGATCCTAGTTTATTAATAGTAGCACCACCACCTGCTGTACCATCGTGATTATGACCTGAAGAAGCGTGCATTGCACTTTCTATTGCATTATATTCATTGTTAAACAAGTCAGCATCAATAGGTTGACCGTTAGCTAACGCCCCTGTAGTATCCTGTCTAGTATATCCGTTTGGCATATTACTGTTCCTTATTGCCTGTCATTTTGTTTGTATTCTAAAACACATGTATCTAATGTATAAGAGGGATTTGATGTTGCATCTGCAATACGTAAAGCTATTGTATCTCCTGATCCTGTAATATTTACAGGGTAAACTTTTTCTAAGTTTGAACTAAACACTACACCGCCTGATGCATTGAATAAAGCACCACCACCAAAAAGTGCAACAGAGGGAGATGTTGCTGTTTTTATCTCTATTGTATCTGGTTGTCTAATATCGTTTCTTAATAAAGATTCGAAGTCATATTTAACTGAAAAGTCTAGATCAATATTACCTTCTGGGTCTATAAATAAAACAGCTTTATAAAAAGTTTTTCTAATTTGTGGGTCATTTATAGGCATGAATGCAGATTGAAAAATAGCTTCAATGTTTGTACCATCAAAAGTAGTACCTGAATTTAGTATGTATGCGTACCCATCATTGTTTGAAAAAGCTACTGTTTCTGTGGCATTAGTTATATTATATGCGCTGTCTATAACACTGGCTTTTATGCCTTTTGTAGTAGACCACTCAATGCCATCTGATCCTTGTGCTGACATTTTAGTAGCTATCAAACCATCAGAAGCAGATTCTGCTCTGCTTGTTAAGTAAGAGAAAACTCTATATTGAGACTTTTCCCTGATTACAGTAGAGCAGTATGCAGTAGAGTTACTTAAAAAATTAGAAGCGTCTTCTTTTATTTTGTCAGAAGCAACGTCCAAAGCAAAGTCACCTATACGGTCCGTAGCAGATAATAGTCTTAGTCCATCAGGAGCGAGATACATTATGTCTCCACCAATCTCTTGAACTGTATCCCCATTTATACAACCTATATTTTCTGTTATAGGCTGTAGTCTAAAGTCTGCAGTAGAGCTACCTGTTAATCTGCTTACTGTGTCTGTTGTAAAAATAATTAGTTGTTCACGGAAGACAACTATACCTGTAATATTATGTGCTAGGTTTATACTACCTGCGCCATCTGCTGCTGAGAAGTTATCTACAGTTGAGGGTGCTGTGAATAATAACTTATTTCCTTTAGCATAGAATGCTGTGTTCTTAAATATTACTACACGTTCTGCTCCCAACACATCTGTATTAATGTTTGCACTTGCGGCTGTCAGGTTTGTTTGTGTATTATTTGATATATTATATATACTAGGGTAGCTTGTACCGTCAACAAAAACAACCTTATCAGTACCATCAAAATTAAAATCGGCTTGGTTTACTTTCCCACCGCCTGTATTTGTGCTAACAGCAGTAAGAATCCAATCAGTATTAGTGCTGTAGTAATAAGCAGTTTTATTTACATCTGCAGTAACAAGGTCACCAAAGGTCAGAACAGTATTATCGGATAAAGACTGAGCAGATGAAAGTGTTATACTGTTTTGATTTGTAACCGATGCTACAGTAACCGTACCCGATATGCCTGTACCTGTTACAAACATACCTGCTTTTATATTAGTATTAAAAGTAAGTACAACGTTATCAGCAATAGTTGTTGCTCTGTCTAGTACAAGAGTATTTTGGTCTGTTACTGTCTTTACTACTAAATCTCCAGAGATACCAGTACCAGTTACAAGCATTCCTTTAGTAATAGTTCCAGTAAAACTTACACCAGTACCAGCAATAGAAACTCCTGTTATTGGTCCTTCTGCTAAACCTGTACCTGCTATGGTAGCTGCTGTTATACCGCCTGATCCATCTACTGCAGTTATTGTTATGGTTGCATCATTAGCAGTAGTAGCACCATTTAACTGTGTACCTACTACTTTAATTGTTTCACTAGCTGTAAAGCCTGAACCTGCTGCACTAATAGCTACTGTATATGTAGTACCTGTTTTAGTAATATTAAATGTGGCACTACTACCAGAACCACTATAGCTAGACTGTGTTGGATTGGTGTACGTAGCAGTGCTAGAGCCAACAGAAGTAACTGTTACAGTTGCGTTGTTTGCTGAAGTAGCACCACCTAAGTTTGCACCTACTACTGTTACTGTTTCGTTAACCTTGAAACCTGTACCTGCTGCATTTATTGCGGCTGTGTACGTGCCATTTGTGTTTGTTATGTTAAATGTAGCACTTGCACCAGCTAGAGAAGAACTACCTGTTACTGCTGTAAAAGTTCTTGCTCTGTCTAAGGTCAATGCAGTACCAGAAGAAACAGCACCATTTACTACAGCAGTAGCAGTGTTTGTATCAAGGGCTACTGCAGTGGTTGATGAAGTAGCACCGTTCACTGTAGAAGTAGCAGTCTGTCTTTCAGTTACGGTAGCAGATTCTACTTTACGTGCAACAATTACCCTAGCGTTGGATACTACTTTAAGACCTAAAGTATCGCCTGTTCCTGGAATTGTAAAATCTGTGAACTTAGTAAATCCTTTTATTTTTTTGTAGCCACCTTCTTTATCTACTTCAAAGTTTTGCAAAGTAGAGGCAGAACCAACAGCATTAATACCTTGCTGGAGCAAGCTCATGTTAGAGATTAGACCACCTCTAAACTCTATTGGGAATGTATTCCAGCCTGTAGCCATTAGAAACTAACTCTTCTGTCTCTTATTTCTTTGTAACGATTTATGTGTAAGCTTCTTAAATGTTTTATGCCATCTTCAAATAATACCTGAGACATATTAGCCATTTGTGCATCATTTCTAAATTGATACGCATAATACATAGCACCATTTATAATAACGTGTCTATATGGTTCTGGTATTTGTGGTACGTCATCGTGTCCTTCTAAGTCAAAACCAAGTAAGTAATACTCATAAACTAATGTGTAAGCTTCATTAGGTTCAGGCACTAGTATAAACTCTCTACTAGGCGCACGTACAACCATTCGAGGAATGCCTCTGTTTGATGTACCTGAGTCATACTCTTGATCTACATACTTCTCTAAATATTCTTCATATGTTATTTCTTTTAGGTATTCTGTTCCGTTACCAATGGTGGCATCTCTTTTTATTCTAAAAGACTGCATGTTTACAACTTTAGCATCTGCAGGAAAAGGTTCTCTTGATACACCTGCTACTAAAGTTATTTCTTGCTCTACGTGATTCCAAGTCCACTCAAATTCTTCTTGTTGAATGTGTCTTATGGCAGAGTTAACAGCTTCTTTGACAAAAGTGTAGTAACCTGTAGTTGTTGCAAAGTTAGTAGTTGTTAGTTTAACTTCATTAAGT